CTTTTGGAATCCCTGCTTTTTCTAATGATTTATAAGAACCATCAGCAAGTTTACCATCTTTAGCAAACTCTTCAGAGAGTGTTTCCATATTTAAACCTGCACTATCTACAGCCTTTGTAGCTATATCTAAATCAGATTTAGGTTGTTCTTCTTGTTTTACTTCAGTCTTTGAAACTGGGTCTACTGATTGTTCAGTAGGTTGAGATTGCTCACCAAGTTTTTTTTCTAATTCTGAATACGATTTGACTAATTCATCAACTGAGTTGAATTTTTCAGGCAAACCTTCAGGTTTACTTTGTATAGGCTTCGTCTCTTCCACTGGTTTATCCGTAGTAGTTTCGGGACTTTGTACTTCTACTTTTTCTACCATAACTTTTTTCTCCTAATTATTGTGGTTTCGTCATATTACCTGCAACGGGAGCAACGGCTTTCTCAGCCATTTGCATCATCTGCTGTTGTTGTTGTTGCTGTTGCATAGCTTCTTGTTCAGCCGCTAATTCTTCTTGAGTTTTAATTAAACCTTCCATCTCTATACCTAAACTGGTAGCGATACGTTTAATTAAATCAGCTTCATTTAACGATTGAACTACTTGTGGATTAACCTGAGCTAGATTAACTATCTCAGCCACAAATTCTCTTAATTTTTGTAAATCATTTCCTCTACCTAATGCTTCAATACCTGTAATAATTGTAGGTGTAACTGAATCTTTAGGTAATGGTGGAATTTCTTTTGCTTCTTGCATACGTTTCATTAGTATTTTAACTAATGGTAATTGAAACTCTTGTGATAATAATGAATATACTCCACCCATAGCAGTTTCTAATTGTTCTGCCATATATCTAATTTCTTGAGCTGTTACTCTTTCAGCATCTCTTTGTATTGCAGTATGTAATAAGAAAGCATAAGACATACGCTCTTCTAATTTAGCAATACTTCTTTCAACTACTTGTAAATCATATTGTTTTTGTGCCT